ACCCACCAGCCCAACCGTGGGTCCGGTAACAATCCCACCTTTAGCAAACGCGGACACAGATGCGTTAGCACCCTGGAACATATTGATACCAAACCTGTCCCGCAAGGCTATCTTAGCTGCGGTTTCTTGTAACACGCCAGTACTAAAGATGCTTTGCCCGCCACCCGTTTCGCGGTTACCCCCACCGCCAGAATCAAGTTGTCTTGCCGAGTACCGGTCAAGTACGTCTCGGGTACCGCTAGTGTCCACATCACCAAACCGCATATTGTCAAACCTGCCAGGCATAGCAATCCGGTCAAAGTTGATCTCCGAGGCACGGAAGTCAATCTCGACACCAGGTAACGAATTTGCTTTTTCAATAAACCAGTTCAGACCACGGATCGAAGCATTGATAAACGTTTCCAATGCCCCGAGCATAATATTGAAACCCTCAGCAAAGAACGTTCTAATACCAAAAACAATGTCATCGAAGTCGTTAGCAAATGTGCCTAGCGCTAACAGAAGTCTGCCCAGACCAATCTCTTTGAACACTTCCATTGCTTGTGGCAAAAAGTGTGTCATCATTTCCGCTAACACACCAAGCGCCGGAATCACAAGACCTATGAGTACTGCTTCCAAAAGCGGTAACACAATGTCAATTAGTGGCAGGAACATCTCCACAAGTTCCAACACAATCGGGATTAGCGCGTCAAGCATCTCCACAAAGACAGGTAATGCTGCTTGTAGGATCCTGTCCACGGACTCAAAGATTGCACCTAGCACCGGCACAAGCATCTCGACAAGTGGACCGATTAGTTTGGCAAATGTTTCGACTAACATCTCCACCACTGGCATTAGAGCATCCAGGAGCGTGATAAACGGTGGCAACAAAGACGTGACTAGATCCACAACTATCGCAGCGATATCACCCATTATTGGGAGCAGTGGCAGGAAAGCGTCTATCAGACCAGGGAGTAACTGGAACAGCCCATCAAGTGCGGGAGCAAACGCCGCAAATGTTTCCTCAAAGATTGGTCCTAGCTTGTCTATTGTAGGCATCAACGAGTCAAGTAATGTGCCCACGATGTCAAGCAAAATATCGCCCACCGGCAAGAGCGAAGCTTTAGTAGTTTCTAAAGCCTTGTCAAACTTGAACTTGACCGTATCCGCTGTGATCTCAAAGGCTTCGTCAAGAACCCCTATCTCGTCCGTCATCTGTTCAAACAGCTTGCGGTTGTCATCCACCGATGCGCCCATTAGGTCAAGCACACCAGACAAAGCCCGCACGTTACCGAACACCGAGGTAGTTGCCTCAATGTTTCCCTCGAACTTGTCGGTCAAAGTTTCAAGGGTTGAGAACAAGCCCTTGTCTTTGATTTGTTCGCGTAGCCCAGCAGCAGACAAACCCATACCGGCAAGCGCATCTTTAGCGCCCTGAGTAGGTTTAGCAAGTGTGTTTAGGATCCCACGGAGCTGTGTTGCTGCAATCGAGGCGTTAGTACCGGTCTTTGACATACCAGCCATCGCAGCACCGACCTCTTGGAAAGACACACCCAAGTTGGAAGCGATAGGCAGAACCTGACCCATAGACTGGGCGAGTTCCTCCGGTTCGAGCTTACCGAGTCGGACAGCCTCAGCAAGAACATCCACAGCCTGAGCGCCACCAAGCTGAGCCTCGCCATAAGCGTTCACCGCCGAGGTAGCAAGGTCAGCAATAGTCTTAGTATCGCCTAGACCAATAGCAGCACCCTTGAGTGATGCCTCAAGAACCTCGGTAGCTGCAGCGCCACGGAGACCAGCCGAGGTAATAAAGAACAGGGCATCTGCGGCTTCGTTAGCCGACTTGCCAAACTGTGGTCCAAGCCGAGCAGCTGCTTCCTTAAGTTCGCCTAGATCCCCTGCAGCAACACCTACCAAACCCTGGATCTTTGCAAAGCTTGTCTCAAACTCTGATGACATCTTGACAGCTGCAGCACCAATACCGGCTACCGCGGCAACAGACACCGCTGCGATACCGCCGACAGCTGCACCAAACTTGGCAAACGCGCCCGTTGCTTTGCCGAGCGCCTTAGTATTGGTGATGTACTTGATCGGGATAGTTATTTGCGAAACGCTACGAGCCACTCTTGAGCCTCACATTCACTCGCCTTGCCAAGCCATTCAGTTCACGCTCTACGGTGTCGTGTAACAAGGGTCGGTACTTGAGATATGCGCGGAAAGCATAACGACCACCCTTGCGCCTAACCAGCCTGTTCTTACCCTCAAGGACACCAATCATCCGCTGACCGGCAGGTGTGAACCCAGAACTACGAGAACCAGCCCGCTCAGTTAGGGCAAACATTCGCTTATACCCAGACTTGCCTGACGCGGTGATCTGGGCAACAGCCTTACCTGGTCCAGCCGATAACCGGAGCGAGGGCTTGACGTTCGCGGATCTCCACTGGTTGCGCTTACTGCCAGACGCCATACCACTCATTGGCGCATCAGGACGAATCGATTCAATCAGACCCTGCATACGCGAAGTCACAGAACCAATAGATTTTTTGATTCCGTCTTTAGTCTGTTTTTGGACCTGACGGTCAAGCTCACGAAACTGGGACTTTAGTTGCTTGAACGAGACAGCATCAATCTTCTGCTCAATCATTAGACAGCCCCAATCTCCACAACTATTGTACCGCTGTCACCTGCGCTTGTTAGCTCGTTTGATCTCGCCATCTCGAACCATCTGCAACGTAAATAGCATTCTCGGTGACAAGTCCATAAGCTCATTAGGGGAGATCTTCATTTCCCAAGCCAAGCTAGCAATCATCCAGTGCGCGGACTGGTCACCGAGCGGAACTATTTTTTTGGTTCCACAGCCTCAATAGATTCGACACTATCAACCCACTTTTCAAAGTTTTCCTTAGTCACCCCGGTACGTTTTTCGGAATGCCAAGCTAAGAACAACAGGTGTGTTAGACGAACCTCGTTTTGTAGACTCGCCATCGAAATGTCAAACCGTTCCTCAAAGGCAACAATATCTGATGCCTTCGCGGCGATTTCTTTAGTGGTGTTGTCGGTATAGCCAATTTGTAGGTTGATAATCATATTGCTATGCCGTTGCTCTTGTTACAACACCGTTCACTGGCCAGGTCACAGACAGCGTTGCCAGATCTCCCACGGAGGAAGCGAAGGGCTGGGTCTGTGTACACAAAGCGTTGAACGAATATGTCGGGTTCGTGGCGCTAACCGCTTCCCCAGTTGGTTTGATAACAATAGCCAGGTCGGTGCCAAGCGCAGCGAACAAAGTATCGTCCACGCCACTTGCAGCAAAGTCCTGGTGGAAGTCGAGCGTAACTGAAGCATCCTTCAGCCCACCGATACGAGTACGGAAAGTCGAACCGAAAGCGGTTGTTTCCTGCTCGTCTACACTAATGTCGAGAGTGACCGCAGCAAGGCTTGAACTAAAGTCTGTGCCACCGATCTCGATGTCGTAATCTGTTGCGACAAATTTTGCCACGATATTCCCCTAATCTGCGAAAACGTCTACCGAGAACTCGGCAGCTAAGTACATTGACTCATCTAATGATATCGTACCAATGTTTCCCATTTCAGTTACGCGCACATCAAAAGCTGAACCCGAAAGTGTCTTGTCTGACTCGATAGCAATCTTCACGCTGTCGCTACCGTTAGAACAATAACCGTCAAGGCGTATCTGCGCCCACCGGTCAGATGCTCGTGAAGCAATGAGTGTCACAAGGAAACGGTAGATTGTTAGCCCACGCTGAAATGCCTGGTCATATTCCACACTGGTCAAGCTAACAACAGCCATAGGCGGGTTCACCTGGTCAGGGATCTCCTCGCTTACCCGCAACCCTGAGATAGTTCTAAGATTTGTTCCGAGACCGTCACGCATATCCTGGATTGTCAAGCCATTCTCACTTTCCGCCACGGGGCAACAAGCGCCTCGACATCAGGGTCAAATTTTGTGACACGCATTGCGCCTAGATCTCCAAACCCAGCCACACCAAGCGGGGAGTCATACCGTTTGAACTGGCGCATCGACAGCAGGATTGTGGCTTGTACGATATCCATAGGCACTGACGCAAAGCCAAATGTTCCGACCACCTGCACAGTTGCTTCGTAAGAATCAGTTACGCGCGGGTTCCAAATAGGGAACACATAATCGCCAACAGCACGAATCCTTGTGGACGGTGTTGAGAGTCCACCAGCTTGCCCGTTTAGTGGTTCAAGCTGGTAGTCAGTAGCTGACCAGGTGTCCGTAAACCCGTCACCACTAGGCGCGGTCTTAAGGGTAGTAAGACTTTGGAGATCGTCAATCTGCACAGTGAAACTATCTATGGGCAGATAGATCCTTGTAGCAGTGCCGACATCGTAGAACACTCGATCTGTGTAACCATCTATCTCGCGCGAAGCTGATTCGATAGCAAGCTCAATGAGCGTATCGTCAATAGTATCTTCGATGCGGAGCGCCGATTTGACTTGGGTTAGGGTTGCGTATCCGTTTGTGATTGCCATTACAACAGTTTAGCGCAGCCACTCGTTGCGCCGTCTACGGGTTAGGGACCAATATCCAGCACTGTAATCCTCGCCCCTGATTTTTGCTTGGTGATATTCGAGGTTGTCGTTATATACACGATTGAGACGATCCTTTGTAATCTGTGTCACCCGTTCAGGTGTGGACATATCATATCGGGCACCTAGGTCAATATGTTTCACGTGAAACCCGTTGTGCCTTGCCCTGCGCAGATAGTCCCGATCTTCTTGGTGTATCGGGAAGAATGACTCGTCAAACAAACCAACGTGTCTAACCACTTCTTCGCCTACACAAAAGATTTGGAAGAACGGTTCAGCATCAGCGAGCGTTACCTCGTTAGGTTGTGCTTTGGATAGTTTGTCCAGATCCCCTGGCGCAAGTATTAGGTCGCACGAGGCAAAGTACCATCTGTCGTTGTGGGGCAATGATTTGATGCCGAGGTTCCACGAACCGGCTAACCCTAAACTTGCGGGCAACGGAATGTAGTGAACGTTTTGTGCCTTAGACGGGAACTGTAGCGAAGTAACCCCAGCACCGTTGTCTATGATTACGAGGTGGGCAATTTTTGTGTCTATTGTGTCAAGCATCCGCTGTAGTAGGTCGTAGCGACCAAAGACTGGGATTATGAGGTTTGGGATCACGAGACCATCGTATTGTACGATTCCTGTTTTGTGGTGCTATTTAGGTGTCAAAATAACTTTTTGCGAAACCCACAAGGCCAAAGGCTTGATTTTGCAGCCTGAAGGCTAACCCTACAAACGAAAGATCCCCCAGGCTAACCTACAAAGCCTGGGGGATCAATCTCGTTATGTCGGGTGTTAGCTTGCTCCACCGACAAAGTGACGGACGTGACCAGCGTGGGTCAGGTTGCCATCAACACGCATCGTGAACCGGTAGGTCACAGTGTCAGTGTTGAAAGCGTAGTCAGACGAGGAAGCAACCTGCAACCCGCCAGCCATACGCACCTTGTAGCTGGGGAAGTGCCCGAACAGAACCGACTTAGCATCGAGCGCCGTAGCAGCAATGTTTGGGTTCTCGATAACATCGAAACCAGCGAACTGGTCAGGCTGTCCAATGCCCACCTGGTACAGGTAGTTACCGGCAGTGTCCTTGAGCTTACGCATTGCACCGATGGAAGAACCGGCAGCCATATACCCAGTTCCAGGCAGACGGCGAACAAGTCCATCAACACCGGTGTAAGCCAGGTCAATCAACTCGTCAGCAGTGAACCCACCAGTTGCACCGGTAGCGCCCTCGACACCCTCAGATGATCCGGTCACGATACCTTCAGGCTTCGAGGATCCATCGCCAGTGGTGAGGGCAGCGTTT